TAGAGACAGAGCCTATAGACACTACTCCTGTAGAGACAGAGCCTATAGACACTACTCCTGTAGAGACAGAGCCTATAGACACAGAGCCTGTTGAAACAGAACCTGTGGATACAGAACCAGTAGACGTTGAACCAGTTGATATAGAACCAGTGACGGGATCCGAAGAAGATGTAACCAATACAGTTGATGATGCACTGTCAGACGGTAAATTAGATAGTGAAGAGGTCGATGCAATTGCAGAGTCAATGGCAGCAGATGGAGAAATTGATGCAGAAGAAACTGATCAATTAATTGAAGCATTGGCAGAAGATGGAAAAGTTTCTGTAGCAGATCAAGAAGCAGTACTAGAAGCACTTGCATCAGACGGTGAAGTTTCACAAGAAGATGTTGCAGCAATTGTTGCACTAGCAAGTTCAGATGGTAAATTATCTGAAGCAGAAAAAGATATTGTTGCTGATGCGTTAATTCAATCAGTGCCAGAAGGTGAAAATCTTACTGCACAACAGGTTGCAGAGGCTGGAATTAAATTATCAGATTTACCAGCAAGCACACCAGTTGATGTTCGTACATCCGAAAATGGTGAGGCTGTTGTTATTACAGCAGAGGTTGCCGTTCAAGTAGAACTAGTTTCCGACCCAGCAGCATTTGCAGCAGAATTATTTAATGACCCTGGAGCAGCATTAGAAGCATTGGGTAGCATAGGCGCAGATATGACAGAAAGCGAAAGAGAAGAAGCAACCGAAATGGTTGTAGCAACAGTTGTAGCAGCAGGAGCAGCGTTAAATGCTGTAGGTGCTGCGACAGGTTCCACTGGAGGGTCCACAGGCAGTAGTTCTGGAGGATCAGGTGGCGGAGGAGCCTCTGGCGATTCCAAGGGAATAAGGAGAAGAAGACCATGATAAAGAAAATAATCAAAGATATGATAGATCAACTTTGGACACTTCTAGGTATGTTTATTGCCTGGGTAGTCCTTGATGGTTCTGCAAAAACGGTAGTAGGCTATGCAATTGTTGGTACATTGATTGCATGGGCAATTACCTATCCAGTTAGAAATAAGGAATGGGATGATGAATAATGGCAACTAAAAAAATAGCAGTAGAAGCACCCAAGAAAGAAAACTCACAGAAGGCGTTGACGAATATACTCATGAGAATTCTTGCGGTATTCGCAGCATCAGGACTGTCAGTCCTAGGAGCAGGAGCCGTAGTAGGGATAGATACAGTTCAGGCAGTATTCTTAGCAGGACTACTTGGTGTAGCCAGCGTTATTGAGAGGCTTGCAAGGGCTTTTTTAGACGATGGAAAACTATCACTTGCAGAAATAAATGACGCCTTTAAGTCTGTAGACAAAAAGGCTAATTAGTCATTAATTGAAAGACCCCCTCTGGGTGGTATACTTATAAGGTATCTATCTAGAGGGGCTTTCTCTTGCGCTATCAAATTCAAGACACGCTACAAAATAATATATTTAGAAAAAACATAGTGTTTGGATCTCTGCCAATTGGAGACCCAGCAGACATTAGTCTATCTGCAATAGAACATATTAAAACTGCAGATGTTATTTTAGTAGAAAATCATAGACAGTTCTCCAGATTAATCAATGCCATCAACTATCTCAATATTGAAGAAAGACCAAATATAAATCCAAGGGGGGTCATACTTCAATACAACCTTGAGTCTGATCCTGCTCATGTTGATGATATGAAAAATGTTTTGCTTGAGCATGTAAAAAATAGAAAAAAAATATTTGCTGTTTCAGATGAAGGTTCTTCGGTTTTTCTTGAGCCTATGTCACAATTCAAATCAATGCTTTCGGAGATGAGAATTCCTTATCAAGTTTTATCTGGACCTAACTCAGTTATAAGCGCTGTTGTTAATGGAAAAAGAAATGTTCATTCATTTTATTTTGCTGGCAACTTTCAGCACCTAGCAGATAAGAAAAAAACATTTGAAGAGATTAGATTATTAAATAAACCAACAGTCATCATATTAAAATCTAAAGGTTTGGAAGAGGTAATAAAAGAACTATCAGATAATTTTAGTAATGATTGGGAAGCAGACTTTCAGATGAATCTTAGTATGGATACTGAAGTACACGTTGATGGGGTCTTTGACAAGATCCTAGAATTCGTGTATACTAATAGTAGGCTCTGGTCAGAAGAAGACGAAATACAAAAAGTAATAATAACACTATATCCGAAAGGTTACCACGCAGAATGACTTGTATTGCTGTAGTAAGACATGAAGACAAGATCTATATGGCTGGAGACCGTGGCGCCTCTGACGATGGAACTATCTTAGCACTTGATGCTCCAAAAGTTTGGAAGATTGGCCCATACCTAATTGGTTATGCTGGATCAATGGATGGGGAAAGAATTAGATATAACTTTAAACCCTCTACCCCAAACATAAGAGATACTGATAAGTTTATGCAGACTAAGTTTATTAAAGAACTTAGAGAATTTTATAATGAGTTTTGGGTTGACACTTCAAAAGAAGGAGACCTTGGATTAATAATTGCAATTCGTGGACAAATATATGAGCATAGTTCTGTAGACATGTCTTTATCTAAATACACATTGCCATATCTTGCTATGGGTTCAGGAGCAGAGTATGCTTACGGTGTTTTATATGCAACAGATAAACAAAAAAATGCAAGGAGCAGAGTTCTTCAAGCAGTAAATGCTGCAATAAAATTTAACCCATCATGCATGGGGCCAGTTGACATTGTCAGTGTGTAGGGGTATACTTATAATATGAACTACAGTGACGAAGAAGATTTATCTCCAGAAGAGCAAGAGTTTGGCATATGGCTTTCAAATGGTATTGATCGGGGATGGATAACACCACCTTATTGCAATACACATGATGGCGGTTATGCTTATATGGGTGAAGAAGAAGTAGAAGAATGGGAGGCAGGGGGAGACCCTTGTCAACATGTCATCAGATTGATGATATCTTAAAATGAAAAGGAATAAAATGAAAAAGATCGTAGCACTAATAGCAGTATTGTTTTCAGTTGTAGTACCAGTACAATCACAAGCAGCAGACGCTAAGTCTCTCGTAATTATTGACTCTTATTTTCAGTCAAATATTGCACAAGGTGCAATCACATCTACAGGTGCAGTATGTGCACAGTCAAAGCCAGTTAAAAATGCAAAGGCTTCTGATCCATACAATCATGGAACAGCCATGTATTCTGTAGCAAAGTTACAGAATCCTTCAATTAGCATCATTCCAATTTGTGCTTCTAGTGCACAGTCTGATGTTTTTCCAAGCCAATTGATCTCATCACTTAACTGGGTAAAGGCTAATAAGTCTAAGGTAAGTGCTGTTTCAATTTCTTTAACATTTAATAAGACAAAGTTAGACTGTGTTCCATACGGAGCAATCAATACACCAAAGGCTCGCCTTGCAGATGACGCTGTAATCCGATCACTAATTAACGATCTAGAGTCTTCTGGTATTCCAGTATTTGCAGCAGCAGGAAATGACACAAATAAGTCTGTCAGTTATCCAGGATGCATTGCTAACACTTTAGCGGTTGCACATGCTGATGAAAAGGGAAATGCTTTGGCACGTTTTGATGCCAACACAGACTACTTTGCTCGACTATCACTAGATGGTAGCAAGTGGGTATACAATACCGCATTTGGTCCTGTATCACAGACATCATCATCAGCAACAGCAGCAGTAGCATCAATGTGGGTAACGGCTAATACACCAAAGGGAATTGTTAACCCAATTTCGTAATAGTGTATAATGGTCTGTAACTCAGTTGGTAGAGTGCCGAACTGTTAATTCGGATGTCGCAGGATCGAAACCTGCCAGACCAGCAAGGAAGTAAAAATGGAACAACCACTTATGCTTCACGAAGAAGACAAGCATGACTTCAACGTGTGGTACAACACATATGATCCAGTATTTTCTGAGATCAGTAAAAAATCTAGACTGCCTGAAAAATGGATTAGGTATGAGTATGTTTTAAAAGGTAAATACTCGGATTCAGTAATAAAACCAATAAATAAATATGTTGAGGCTTTATATCCAAAGCCAAGACTAATATCTATAATTGGAAATACTGTAACACTTAGACAGGAAAATCATGCAGAATTCTTTTTATTGCAAAAAAAAAGTGGGGAATTCTTTAATTTAGATCGACCCTGGATGAGACAATACTACAGGACCAAGAATGTATACGACAGAGACAGTGGTTGCTTTCTTGGCTTTTTTAAGTTTTATGTTCCTTGGTTTATTGATGAGGATGTTGAAGTAAGATACGTTAGGCCAAACACAGATTCTCCATTTTTAATCCAGGAATCGTCTAATCATTATAAAAAAACAAACAAAACGGAAATCTATGTAGAGCCACACTTTGTGGATTTTAGTTTTAAGAACTCAGGTAGCCATATGGTTAGTAAGGTTTTTGGCAAGATTAAAAGAAATCAGCCAATGTTTGATATTGTTTTTGAAGCAGATGATATAATTATACAGAGAGTTAGGAACTTTTATGAACAATATTAAATTTTACCCGTTTAGCGAGAAGACTCAGTCTTTTGCTCCTGAACCAATTCCAGCATCTAGGCTTGTACCAAAATGGTACAGAGATCAACCTGGATCTATTGATGATGCAAAGTTTTTGCCAATGGGCAACGTATCCTCTACAGTAAAAAGATGTATGCCCGTATTTGATTACATGACTGCTGGATATCTAATCTTGTGTCCTTGTGATATTTATATTGATGCAACAAACCCAGAAAAAATTGAGTGGTCAGTTCCAATAACACTAAAACAATTTGCTAACGATATGATATCAAAGCACGATATATTGCAGTACTCTCACTACCCAATAGACAAAGAACTTTATCACAAAGACTTGTTTAGGATTATGCCATTCTACTCTGTTGGAACAGAGGAAGGCTATAGTTGTATCTTTATGAATCCAGTTCATAAGGATGCTTCCCCCTTTTATGCAATGGGCGCATTCGTGGACACTGATAAGTTTATTACTGATGGGCATCTTTCTTTCCTTGTTAGAAAAAACTTTAAGGGTGTAATTAAACAAGGGACACCACTTGTTCAGGTAATCCCAGTTAAACGTGAAGATTGGGAAATGGAGATTGTTGATAACAAAGAAGCAAACGCTGTCATAACAAAGCAAAGACTTAATGTCAGAAGTAACTTTGTTAATGCTTACAAGTTAAAGTTTAGAAGCAAGAAAGAATTTAAGTGAAAAAACCTTTATCAATAAAGTTTACCCCAGGCTTTACTGGTCACGATGGCAGACTTACTGCCCCTGTACCAGCAGTAAGCACTGTTCCAGAATGGTATAAGAGTTTAACTAGGTTTGACAAATCAAATGATGATATCACACTTGGAGTAAAAAACAATATCGGAACAGATGGCGCAATGGTTGCAACCAAAATGTGTATGCCATTCTTTGATGCACTAACGGGAGGGTACCATTATGTTCTTGAAGATGATGTCTATGTAGATCAAGATGAAAAAGGAAAGCCCATTGTATCTTGGAATGGTGAAGTAATGATGATAGACAAGAGACCAACAATAGAACTTCCAGTACCAAACAACTGCCACCCAGTCCACTATGGATGGAGAATGAATTGGTATTATGAAACACCACCAGGGTATTCTGTTCTAATTACACACCCAATGAATAGGTTTGATCTTCCGTTTTATACTATGTCTGGAATTGTTGAATCAGATATTTGGGGACTACCAGTATTTACTGCATTCTTTCTTCAAAAAGATTTTATAGGTTTAATTCCGAAAGGCACCCCTATATTTCAAATGATTCCTTTTAAGCGTGAGGACTGGGAAAGCGAAGTAGTTGAGACTGAAGATGATCTAGACAGGCATGAGTTGGCAGCAGAAAACAGAAGATCAAGACTGTATGGCTACTATAAAGAAACTGCTTGGATAAGAAAAAAATTTGGAACTAAGAATAGTAAAGAGATAGAAATTGATAACGAAAATGAGTAAAAATATTGACGTTGTTATTTACTCATATAAAGGAAAAAAATTAAAGGAAACAGTAACTAACTTAAAAGAGATGTCTAGCGGAGACAACAAGATAACCGTTTATGTTGCAGATCAGCATCCACTTGATAGGACAGAACTATTCAAATCTCTTGGAGTTACTTACTATACTCATATATTTTGGGACTCCCAAAAATCCCCATGCTCAATTAAAAATCAAGCAATCAGAAACTCACGAGCAGACTATATCTTGCAGTTGGGAGATTCTGTAATGCTAACCAAGGATTGGGATAGAAACTTACTAAATTTTATGCAAGACAAAAATATTCTTATATCTGGAAATCATTCAGTAAAACTATCTAATGAAAATTTATTTTATATAAAAGTAGAAAAACAAGATTGTGAAGACTTTACTCTTACAAACTATATAGATAGAGATTTTATTTTTGCTACAAAGAAAATTTTTCAGTTTCATATGAAGTACCCAGAATATCTAAAATATAACGGCGAAGAAGAGGTCATTTCTATAGATATGTTCTCTGCTAACTTTGACATATATTCTTGCCCTACAAAATTTTTTAGCCTATCAGAGTCTCCTACAATTGGAAAAATATATACTCCATTCTCATTAAACCATAACTATAACGAAGTGGTAGACCTGCTCAACACAGGAAAAAGTAAGTTCCTATTCATTGGCGCAAGGAAGAGAAGCCGTGAAGATTTTGAAACATTTCATGGGGTTGACCTAAAACTAATAAAAAGGCTACCATTTGATGGAAACGATGTTGCTTATGACCCAGAGAAACTAGATTTTAATAAGGTTGATGCAAGAAGGTTTGTAGCAAAAACCAAGTCAATTCACTAATGGTATAATGAATACAGGGGGAAACAATGCATAGAATAACAGTAATAGATAACTTCATCTCGCCAGAAGATGCTAAGACATTAATTGACGAGCAACTAAATCCATCAGAAGTAAATGAGTACCCAAAGTATTACGCTAAAAGGTTTGGTGGTACATCGTTACCGTACAATAAAACGGTACAGGATATCATGATCAAGTATGGTCACAAATCAAATCAGATGCATAAAGAACTCATGGGCTTTAAGAATGACATCTACGTATTTAAAGCGTTCGGATCACACTGGCAAACTGGAACAAAGGGCGACCTACATATTGATGCACAAGGTCCAGAGCCTTGGATTGAGTTTAGCACAATCATGTATTTAAATAATGAGTCAGAGTATGATGGTGGAAAGATTTATTTCCCAAACCAAGAGTTTGAGTATCAACCAAAACAATATTCTGCTGTGTTTTTTCCAGGGGCAGGAACAGAGTATATCCATGGAATTACAACTGTAACCAGGGGAGATAGGTACACTGGTCTATACATGCACACATCTTTACCAGGACATGCTGATCCAGAATTCCATCCTGGATTTAATAAATGGAAAGCGAAGGAGTATCCTCTTGTTAAACTATGAGATACTTGATCTTGGAATGGTTTACTATAAAAATATTGTAAACAATCCAGCAGACTTAATTAATAAGATTGAAGAACTTGATGCTAGATATCAAGAAGATAAGACAGCACCATTCAAAACTTCTGTAAAGCCTTGGGTACCATGGACATATGGTGAAGGCGCTAATATGCTTACATTTAATATGCAAAAGTTTATACCGCAAGTAAAGGACATTCCAAAGTCTGATATCTATCTAAATGAGCAAACTTTTATTTCTGATGAATTATTTGGAGCACTAGATAGAACGCTTAAGCACTACTCAACAGAGTTATATCCTTTTGCAGAAAAGAATATCAAGTCTAGAGAAAAGACAATGCACTTGCTTAGATATGATAAGACTGGGCACCTTCCAGCACATCAAGATCAGGGGATAAGCACTAGAGTTTTATCTGTTCTTTTATACCTTAATGATGATTACGAAGGTGGTGAGATAGAGTTTAGGCATTCAGGATTAAAGTTTAAACCTGAAGCAGGTAGCGTACTATTTTTCCCATCAAACTTTTTGTATGTTCATGAAGTTTATCCAGTTACTAGGGGTCCAAGATACGCACTACCAAACTGGTATCATAATGTCCCGCTGGAACAAAAAAGAGATTCTACTGGCGCAGAATGATAATTCTTGGAGTTAATGAAACATCACACGATGCGTCTGTATCCTTAATAAAAGATGGAGAGATTCTTTTTGCAGGACATGCTGAGCGATATAGCAAAAAGAAAAATGACTGGTACGTAAATGATAATTTAATTCAAGATGCTTTACAGTATGGAAAACCAGACCATGTTGCATACTACGAGAGACCGTTATTAAAAAAATCAAGACTCTTTCTTAGGGGTGGCTCAGGAGATTGGCTTCCAAAATTTGAAATAGATAGCGTTCCAAGAAAATCGTTTAAGCATCACTACTCTCACGCCTGTGCAGGGTACTACACCAGTCCTTTTACTGATGCGGTCATAGTTGTTCTTGACGCTATTGGTGAATACAATACCTCAACAATCTGGGTTGGAGAGGGAGAAAAGATTAGGCTTAAGTATAAGCAAAACTATCCAGTTAGTTTTGGATTATTCTATTCTGCTTTCACACAACTAATAGGTCTAATGCCAAATCAAGAAGAGTATATTATGATGGGTATGGCAGCATATGGGGACTGGACAAAATATTACAGAAAAGTTGATGCATATTTTCCAAAGTATGATCAACAAAAGTATAACTTTCATAAAGGAATTAATGATTGGGGATGGATTGAATCAGAGCAAGATAAGTTTGATATCGCTGCTGCAGTTCAATTTGTTTATCAACAAAGGCTAAATGAGTTTATGCATATGGCATACAACCTAACTGGCAAAGACAACCTTGTGTTTATGGGTGGTTGCGCCTTAAACTCTTCTGCCAACACCCTGTTATGGAATATTTTTGGTGATGTTTGGATTATGCCCAACCCAGGAGATGCTGGAAGTTCTTTAGGTGCAGCAGCAGCGTTATATGGAAAACATATTGAATGGAAAGATCCATACCTAGGTCACGACTTAGGCGGGGAATATCCAGTTGACAAAATAATTGACGGCATACTAAAAGATGGAATAGTAGCAGTAGCAACAGGAAGAGCAGAGTATGGTCCAAGAGCGCTAGGTAATAGAAGTATTCTTGCTGATCCAAGAGATCCACGAATCAAAGACAAAGTTAATTTAATTAAACAAAGAGAACTCTTTAGACCATTTGCTCCAGTTGTTATGGAAGAGTTTGCAGACAAGTGGTTTGATATGGACTTTGATTCCCCATATATGCAGTATACGGTTAAATGTTTACAGCCAGATAAAATACCATCAGTGGTTCATAAAGATGGAACCTCAAGGGTCCAGACTGTAAACAAGGATCAACATCGTGGCTTATGGAGGACTTTAAATAAGTTTTATTTACAGACTGGGGTTCCAGTTCTTCTTAATACCAGCCTTAATATTAAAGGTCAACCACTTCTTAATGATGAGGCTGATATTTTAGCCTGGGAAAAAGCATACAACTTTACAATTACACGCTAATCTGGTATAATTAATACATATCCTATAGGAGGAGAAAATGGCTGATAAAGGAACATTAAAAGCAATCATTGAGGTTGCAAAGAAAGAAGTGGGCACAATTGAAGGCCCTAAAGATAATGAAACAAAGTATGGCGCATGGATGAAGGTTAACTTCCAACCATGGTGCCAATCATTCGTTTCTTGGTGTGCGTTCACATCTGGACTAGATGCAAAGAAGTATCCAAAGTCTGCATCAACAGTAGCAGCATCGGACTGGTTTAAGAAGAATGAGCGTTGGTCAGATGCTCGTAACGATGATCCAACACCAGGAGACTGGATCTATTTTGATTTCCCAGATGATGGTGTCAATAGAATTTCTCATGTTGGTCTTTGTATTAAGAACAATGGCGATGGAACAATCCAAGTTATTGAAGGGAACACTTCAGGAACTGCAAAGGGAGACCAGCGCAACGGCGGAATGTGTGTAGAAAAGACTCGTGGTTATGTAAAAAACAACAATAAGAAGTTAATCAATGCTGTTGTTGGCTGGGGTCGTCCAGTATATGTTGGAGAAGAAAACACTCCTTTGTTAGGTAAGGTAAAGTAAATGGAATCTACTAAAAGAACACTATTAAAAACAGCAAGTTGGGAAACATTCCACCTAGTTGGAGTTGCTGGAGTTATTTATTTATTTACTGGTGAGTGGGAATACGCAAGCCTTGGAGCACTACTATATATTGGTTGGGAAGCGCTAGGATACTTTCTTCATGAAAGAGTATGGGCTAAGTTTGGAAACAAGGTGAAGTAATGAGAATTAAGATTATTAAGATATTTGTGTCCTTGCTTGGATACAAACTAGAAGATACAAAAGTTAATCTCCCTGTCTGGCAACTAAAGAAGAAATAGATGCCAGCGTACGAATATAAATGTACTGCAGGTTGCAACGATATCGTAGTAAAAGTTCGATCAATCAAAGAAGATGATCCAGGATACAACTGTGAGACTTGCAATGTTCCTCTGGAACGTGTATACTCTAATATAGGAGCAGTATTCAACGGTAGTGGATTTTATTCCACTGATAACAGAAAGCGGTAGTATAATGTTTACAATGGTTAAAGATGAAGTCCAACAAGAATGGCAACTATCACCACATGATCGATGTGACAGATGCAATGCTGAAGCCTTAGTTAAGGTTAATGGTATCGCTGGAGACCTATATTTTTGTGGGCACCACTACAATAAAGTAATGGACAACGCAGTTGGATATGACAAGATGATGAAGTTTGCTATTAGCATTCTAGACGAGAGAGAGAAACTACAGTGATAATTCAGTTTTTAGGGCTTCCAGGATCAGGAAAGACAACTATTGCAGATGCAGTTCGAGATAGAACTAATGCAATACATTTAAACGCAGACCAGATTCGTGCTGGATTAAATAAAGATCTTGGGTTTAGCCCAGAAGATCGTATTGAGCAGGCTCGTCGTATGGGTGAACTAGCAAGGCTTCTTGAAAATATTCAGGATAAGCCTGTCCTAGTAGATTTTGTTTGTCCTACAGAAGAAACTCGTAAGGCATTTGGAGATGCTGATGTTGTGGTTTGGGTTGACACAATTAAAGAGGGAAGATTCGAAGATACAAATAAACTTTGGGAAGACCCTACACACTACGACCACAGAATTGAAGTTACTGGGGATGACCACACTGATGCCCTTGCTACACGTGCAATAACTGTAGTACGCAAGTTTGGAATGGTAGATTGGAAAGAAGACACAGTCTTATTGTTAGGTCGCTACCAACCGTGGCATGAAGGTCATAGAGCCTTGTATGAAGAAGCAAAGAAGAAAGCCTATCAGGTTGTTCTTGGAGTTAGACATACGCAAGGCATGACGCCAAAAGATCCACTAAGTTTTAGTGATGTAACTAAATACATTCAAGAAGATGTTCCTGGAGCATTTGTGGTAAAGATGCCTAACATTACAAATATTTCTTATGGTCGTGATGTTGGATATAAGATTGAGCAGATTGAATTGGATGCATCTATTCAGGCTATCTCTGCAACAGAGAAGCGAAAAGAGATGGGTATTTAATATGGACAGTCTAGTTGTTTCGGATCTATTTAATGATGAAGACGTTGCTGCTTTAAAAAATAGCATCTATACATTTTTAAATAGTTCTGAAGCAATAGATATTTCTATTGAAGAAATTCGTGAGAACGGAAGACCTCTAGACAAACTACTTAATCAGCCATGGTCTGGAAGAGTTTTATTCGTTGCAGCAGATGTGATTCCTCATGAATTAATATCTAAAGTAACTAAATATGTTAATGAGAATCATAACAAAGACCTTGTAGTTGAGGGGGTTGCATTTACTAGGTACTCAAATAAAACTGGGGAGCCAAGACTTGCCCCTCATTATGATACAGGTGATGCAAAACTAACAGTAGACTACCAACTAGAATCTAACGTACAGTGGCCACTTGTGATTGAAGATAAGGTATTTACTCTTACGGATAACTCTGCGTTAGTATTTAGACCATCATACGAGGTACACTGGAGAGTTCCACAACTCTTTACAGATGACCAATACGTTGATATGATATTTTTCCACTATACATCTGGAGAACCAGAGCAAAATGTAGATCATGAAGCAAAGTCAAAGATTGAAAGATCATACCAAGATATTTTTAAAGAAGAGTTTAAGCAGGTTCACGGCTGGTGCTATTGGCATGGGAGCCGTGATTAATATGGTAGAAAACATTATTGCTATTATCGCTTCTCTAATAATTTCTGGATTTCTGGTTTATTTTATTAGCAACTATGGTGGCGATGTAGATGAACGTAACTAAGCAAAGATCAGCATTAAAAGCAATTACTTGGCGCATTATAGGCACGGCAGACACATTTGTAATATCTTGGGCAATAACTAAAGAGCCAGTTACGGCAGGAGCAATTGCAAGTTTTGAGGTATTTACAAAAACAATCCTTTATTACTTCCATGAACGTGGTTGGAATAAAGTTAAATGGGGGAGAAAATAATGTTTGAATATTATGTAAAGAAAGTAACAAAAGTTGTTGATGGAGATACCATTGACGTTGATATTGATTTAGGGTTTGATATTTCTTTTAGTTCAAGAGTAAGACTGGCTGGGATTGATACCCCTGAGTCTCGCACAACAGACAAGGCTGAAAAGGCTTTAGGGCTAGAAGCAAAGGCTTATTTGAAGCATGCCATAGACAATGCAAAGTCTGTAGTCATCAAGACAGAGAAGATGGACTCATCTGAAAAGTATGGTCGTATTCTTGGTTGGGTTTATCTTGATGGAGATACAGTTTCTATTAATGATAAGATGATCAATGATGGCCATGCTTGGGGCTACATGGGAGAAACAAAAATAAAAGATTTTGAAGCCTTGGCAAAGGCAAGGAAGAAGTCTGGTAAGTGAAAAGCGTTTTATACTTTACAGCAGACTGGTGTAGCCCGTGCAAAAAGGTTAAGCCAATTGTTGAAGAGTTAAATAGAGAACAAATTATTGCAAAATTTTTTATGATTGATGCAGATATTGAAAGTGAAATGGTAAGTGATTTTGAAGTAAAGTCAGTACCAACATTTGTACTTATTAGGGATAACAAAGAGGTATCCAGAACTACTGGGGCCAAAACAAAAGAAGAACTTCTATCTTTTATTAACGAGGAGTAAAGATGAATCCAAGACAGGAAGCGCTAATTGAGCACCTGCTACTACAGGATGCAATTGAAATAGACAGCATTGATAACCAAAGTGGAGAAATGCTATATAAGATTAAAGATAAAATGAAAGAGGTTAGCCCTGAAATTTTTCAGCAGTTAACTGATCAATATAAACACCACATGTTCCAGTTGATAGATCAGGGTCCAACAAGAATGACCTGGAGACTTCGTTGAATGAGGACGAACAGATTGAATCAATCATTGAGGATCTGATTCTATCTGGCGCACTTGAAATTGCGGGGATGGATATAGACACTGGAGAACCTCTATACAACTTTACTAGTAAGATGAAGTCAGTTAATGAAGAACTACATAATGATCTATACACATACTTTACCACAGAGACTATGGCCCTTTGGGAGCATGGGTTTATTGAGATAAACTTCCTAGATGAAGACCCTATGGTAACCTTGACAGATAAGGCTTTAAATGCAAAAGAAATAATGCAACTAGACAAGTCTGAGCAGTATACTCTAAAAGAAATAATAAGAATTGTTCTTCAACAAAAATGATATAATTAGTGATATAGGGGGTGTTAAATGGAATATTTTCTTGGGTCTGTAATAACATTTGCCCTTGTATTTTTTACTACAAAAATAATATCATTAAATAGTTTTAGCAATGATAGATTAGTGGTTAGGTATAGTCAAAGCCACATACACTCTATAGTATCGCCTGTATTGCCCCCACAAGAGGTTTTAAAGGCACCCAGGAAGTCTCAGTCAATGGAGTTAGAAGCAAAGACAAACATCAAGGTAATCATTGTCGATGGCCAGGCTTACTGGATCAAAGACAACTCATTCTTTGTTGCTGATTTAGAGGGTAAGAATGTTGATGGATCGACTGCACGTATAGTTGACACCATACATATGGATAAGGTACAATTAGATAAGATGCTGTTTATAATGGATAAACTAAGAGACGGGAAAAGTCATGATAGTGGGAGTACAGGGGACAAGTAGTTTTGCAGACTACAACGTTTTTCTTAGAGCCATGGCTGTAGCCATGTCAAACCTTAAACAAGACGATAAGACATTCGATCTATACAGTGCAGGGCCAGGCAATATCAATGCCATGGTGTCAGAATTTGTTAATTTGTCTGAAAGAGGAATGAAGGCAAGAGGCAAAAAAATTAAATATCATATGGTTCCGCCAAGCGAGATTGATGAAAAGATGTATGTTGCTGGAATTGATTACTTTGTTTTCTTGAGTAATCCTAATGAGCAAAAATCTAAACTGGTATACCAAGCACAACAAAATCAAATTGAAGTAGGAATTTTCCAATACTAAGGGGTATAAAATGATCGTAACAGAACTAAAAGACATGGAAACAATCGTGGCATCAAACAACTCTTTGTCATGGGATGGCTGGACAGTAGTCAACTCATACAAAACAGATAAGGCACGTACATCACAGTATGGGCTATTCAAGGATGGATCTTGGTACATGGCTCGTAGATTTAGTCCAACAAGGAATGGCTGGGATATACCCTCCAAGTTTGTAGGATAAATTGAATAAGCATTTGTGGAAAGATGAAGCCTTATGTTTGGAGTATGACACAAACATATTTTTTGAAAAGTATGAGGACCAACCAGAGTTAAGACTTGCAGTTGATAAACTCTGTTCAGAGTGTCCCGTAAAGAAAGAATGCTTTGCTATTGGTATTACTGGTAAAGAATACGGAGTTTGGGGTGGCATATACCTTGAAGACGGAAAGATATCAAAAGAATTTAATCGCCATAAAACTAAGTTGCAATGGGGAGATACCTGGCAGTATCTTACAAACGACTAAAATGTATACAGATGATATGCAAAAGGCTTTTAGATCAATCACCCCACCTAAAAACTTTAGGCTACAAATCATTGATAACGAACATTTTCTTACAGTAAAGGCAAGTGAAAAAGATTTTCTTAATCTTTATCATGACGATAAGATTGAGGCTTTTCAGTATATGTTAAAAGTTAAACAAGCACTTGAAGAAAATGGAGCGATTGTTCTTTTAGTTAGAGACGGTGGAAAGTAAATGTCAAACATACTAAACTTTATAGGTTTCTTTATTTTTGTAATATTGTTTTTTGGTGTTGTTATAGATAATATTAGAATGAGACATAGTCTTAAGAAACTTGAAACTAAAATTAAACAAGAGGTTCTTGACTATACTATTAGAATTGAAAATGAAGTTAAAGAATTAAAAGAAAAAAAAGATCCAGAACCAAAAGAAGATGATGGATTTTTAAAGTTTGTTGCAGACTCTAGAAACTGGGCATACGCCTATATTGAAAATGTACAGGCTGGGATATGGAACTTCAAACAAAGAGTCGGTGGCCACATAGAGTATTTTGATGAATATAGTAGCGTCATGGAGACACCTCTTCATCCCGCTATGAGGGATATAAGCCTTGCGTATAAGGAACTAATCAAGTTCATACCAGATGACTATGGTAAAATTGAGGAATGATAAAATTTAAGTCACACTACGATATGGCATATGATGCATTCTATTCTTGCCAGGTCGTAGATTGTGTACTTGAAGCAGAAAAAGTATACGGCACAGAGACAACAATAGTCGATGTGTGTTCAGAACATTATCTAGAGTTATCAGAAAAGGGTTATCGATGAAGGAAGTTTTTCTATCAATACTAACAGGTTTTGGATGCGGAATCGTGTTTGCTGCATTCAAATTACCAGTACCAGCACCACCAGTTTTTGCGGGAGTCGCAGGAATTATTGGCCTCTGGATTGGTTTTACTACACTAACACAAATTATATCCTAGGAGGAATAATATGAATGAACAAATCAAAGCACTACTAGCGTCATACGGAAGATCAGTACTTGGTGCAGCACTTGCACTATATATGTCTGGTGTAACAGATCCTAAGACACTTGCATACTCTCTATTGGCTGCATTAGCGCCCGTAGCAATCCGTGCAATCAATCCTAACGACACAGCGTTTGGACGTCTTCCAGATGCAGCAGAAGTTGATTCTGCAGTTAAGAAGGCAACAGTAAAGAAGGCTCCTGCAAAGAAGAAGCCTGTAGCAAAGAAGTAAATTAGCAAAAAGAAAGGGGGCCAATCAAGGCCCCCTTTTTTATTTTGTTTTTATTTTCTTAATATGTATTCTAGTTTAGGTTGGTAAGGAAAGTCAAGTGTTTCCATTCTTGCATCTCGTTCTTTTTGTGAGATTTCGCAAGCAAAGAATACAACAGTATATCTTGTATTTCCACCAGTCTTTTTGTGTATCTTGTGCTGGTAAGTATATCCAGATGGGAAACAAAGTAGGTCTCCAGCCTTTGGCTTGTACGTAATTCCAAAGTGGACAAACTCTAATTCCCCGCCTTCGTAATCATCGTTAGGATAGTAAACAAAAGATGCAGTTCTTGGTGTCCCATATGAATCATCAGGGTGGACTGAGAAGAACTCGTTATCTTCAAACTTAGTAATTCTAAATGCTTCTCTTGTTAATGGTCCAAGATCCCACATAAATAGATATGAGTCTACTACTTCTTCAAAAGCATCAGCCATCTCTTCATTGTGGTATACCCAGCAAGTACTTGCTTTCTTTCCAATTTCTTCATCATAATAATCTTCACGATCAAACTGGTGAGTGTCTTCTAATTTTTTCATAAACTCCATTGACTCAGGCCAAATATCACTATACACATGAATTCCTGGGGCAAGTTCTGTAAAACTTAACTCCTTGCCACGTCTGCTTACAGACTTCCCAGCAAGTTTATTTGCTAACTTATCTTTATCCATTTTATTCCCCCTTATAAGGCCAAACTATAAAACAATTATATCATATATCTAGTATATGAATTTTTGTGGATTTTTCTTTAATTTCTTATTGATCTTTCTAAAGCGATACCAAAATAATATTTTTTTAATCATTAAATAGGCCCCTTTCCCTTATCTGATCCATGAAAGAGTCTTTCCACCACTCGTGGTATAAAATTCCAGAATGATTATCTCTTCTTCTTAAGTCTTTGTCTTTAAATTTTCCAGAAGGTCTTTTTATTTTTGCGTACTCATCAAAATCTGGACGATCTAATGGGAAGTAACTTGGGTGATGATTACTAAAAATTAAGTTTTGTTTTTCTTCATAGTTCCAAGTTGAGAATATAAGTTTTATGTTGCTTGCATTGCAAAATGCTTCAAATAACTTCCATGCAAGGCTAAACTGTATAAAAGCATTTCTGTATTCATCTAGAGTTGTAACCTGATTAAGCATTGTATCAGGCAAATGCTTTTTATCTGAAGAAAAATTAAGTTTTTGCTGATATGTCCAGGTTTCTCTTTCACTTTCCCACACAAAATTTCTTGCAACATTTGGAAGCAGAACAAATAAATGTGTTGGCTTGCCATATTTTTTTATATATACTAATAAGGAAGATACAACCTTGTGCCATCCATTACCAGATTTAGCAAGGTTGTAATATCCACCAATGTCGTATTTTTCTTTAAGTTCTGAATGAAGCATCTTTGCCCAGACAGTGTCTAGTGGTGACCCAACGCCCTCTGTTTCGGAGCATCCAGAAAATACTATGTGATACTTTTCTGGGTGGTCAACAGTAAACTCATCAGATCTAAACCAATCGTTATTATAATCGTATGTTACTTCGCCATCATCAATTGTACCAAATGCTTGTTGAGACTCTGCAGGGTTTACCGTAAAATGTTTTGACTTAGAGTGCTCTTGGCTTTGCGCCCAAGTGATATCAAATTCATCCCAGAATATATCCCAAACAGAAGTACTATCCCTAAG